GTCACTCGCAAGTGCTGGAGCTGTCGCAAGGAGATGCCCGATGTCGGTAAGATTCTCTGCAAGGACTGCCAAGGGAAGGAGCATAAGGGATCGTCAACGCTGGTTATCTACCATACGGTGTAAGTACGTGGTATAATTTTTACATATGGCACATCCTGGAGGAAGACCAACCAAATACACAGAAGACATGCCAGAACGAGTGGATGCTTATTTGGCTGAATGTAAGGTATGGTGGGAGGAGTTCCACAAGACTCGTGGTGATAAGTCTGACACCTATGAGCGTATTTTAAATGTTAAGCTACCAATGGTAGAAGGTTTCGCTGAGTATATTGATGTTTCTAAAAATACACTTTACGATTGGGCGAAGGAATACCCAAAGTTTTCGGACGCTTTAGATAGAATCATTAGGCAGCAGCACAATATGCTGGCTCAAGGAGGCATCGCTGGCCACTTTAATCCCGTGATAACTAAGCTTATGTTAAGTAACAATCACGGTTATCGTGAGAAGTCTGATGTCACCTCTGATAATGAAGCATTAAACGCACAACCAGTCCTAGTAAAAATACTACGCAATGGCGAAGACAATTTGGATTCCTGAAGAATACGAGCGGTTACTTGATACCGACTGGCGCGAAGCTGCGGTTGAAGGTGGTCGCTTTAGTCTGAAATCGCACACGATTGCGCGCATACTTCTGATTAGAGCGAGAATGAAACAGACACGCATTTTGTGTGGTCGTGAATTCCAGAACTCTATCGCTGATTCATCTCACCAACTACTATCTGACTTAATTTCATTATATGGCTTAAGTGATTTTGAAATAACAGACAAGACAATCATAAATAAAATTAATGGCTCTGACTTTCTTTTTAAGGGATTAAGACATAACGAGCAGAGTATAAAGTCTATTGAGGGTATTGATATTGCTTGGGTAGAAGAAGCGCAGACTATTTCAAAAGGCAGTTTGGAAATTCTTACACCGACAGTACGAAAACCCGGTTCACAGATTATCTACTCGTATAACCGACTACTCGAAAACGACCCGGTACATGTTCGTTGTGTTGTTGAAGGAAGGCCAAACACTATTCACATTCATACTGATTACAGAATTGCGGTTAAATATAAAATGATGCCAGAGTCAATTTTGGCAGAAGTGAATAGCGACATGGACAATCGTCCGACACTCTATAAGCATAAATGGCTTGGTGAACCATCGTCGTTAGAGCGTAAGGTGTATCATAATTGGCAGACAATCGACTCTGTACCGCATGAAGCAAAAATTGTGCGCCGTGGTATGGACTTCGGGTACACTAATGACCCGACGGCAATTATCTCTGTGTACCAATACAATGGTGGCTACATCATTGATGAGGAGTTGTATCGTAAAGGGATGTTGAATGACCAGCTAGCTGCTTTTCTAAATAACTTACCGGAAGCTAATACACTCGTTGTGGCTGATAGTTCAGAACCAAAGAGCATAGATGAAATACGGAGATATGGGGTAAATATAATTGGTGTAAATAAAGTTGGTGGCACTGATTCTCTTGGTAACAAAAAGTCATTTAAGCGGTATGCCATTGACTACGTACAACAACAAAAGATTAGTGTCACAAAACGGTCGGAGAATACATGGAAAGAATACTGTAGCTATTTATTTATGGAAGACAGGGAAGGTCGTATTTTGAATGACCCCGAGGATGGAAACGATCACGCAATGGATGCAATCCTGTATGGTTTCCATAGTCTACGGCCAGCACCGTTAGAAGAAGAAGACGATATTATGTTGTATAATAGTGTATATATTTAATAGCTAGTCACCATTTATGGATTTATCAACACTGGAGCGAGAGGCAGTTAGCATCGTCAATGAGCACATAAGCAAATATAAAGACCCGGAGGTATTCATCACTGAGAACGTATCGTTTTCGATTCGACCATTAGTACGTTTGCTGCGTAAGAACTACTACGGTGTGTTCGACAAACCAATTGACTCTACCACTGGCCGTAAAAAGATTTGGGTACCGCTCACCATGACGATGTGTGATGGTGTTTCAAAGAACTCAGACATTGATACCAAAGACGCAACCTTTACTTCACGAAATCGTAAGGGTATTGGCACCACAGAAATGGTACGCGCCACCATTCGTCGTGAGCTTGAGGACACATACTTTGGTCAAGATATTGACATGGCTATCCGTACTCTCTCGATTGACCCGACTATCGTGTGGCGATTGGAGGAGTACAAGAAGAACGGCAAGACACACATTAAGCGTACACCTGTCGATGTGTTAAATGTGTATATCGACCCGTCAGCCCCAACGCTCCAAGAGGTAGACTTTGCGGTACGCAACCTGATGACCAAGAAGGAGATGAAGGAGAATGGTAACTGGATAAACTTAGACAAGGTAGTCGAGCAGGAAAACCTATCTCGTTATGATGACATGGGGCGCTCTGTTCGCTCAACTGGTAAGATGGTGGAGGTGTTTGAATTTTTTGGTGAAGTACCAGAATACCTGATAACTGGTAACGAGACTGATAAAAAGAAAGTACCAGCCCGCATCGTGTGTTCTGGTTCTGGTGGCGCATTGGTGTTACATCTCATTGAACGCAATACTAGAAAAGATAAGTTTGGAAACAGCATCAAACCGTTTGAAGATGGTTGGTACACCAAACTTCCATGGAGCTGGTATGGCATCTCACCCGCGTGGAAAGTACTTGATCTCCAGGAATACATAAACACGGTGGTAAACATTCGAGTGAATCGAAACACGATCGCTCAGTACGGCATATTTAAGATGCGCTCTGGCGCTGGTATCAGACAGAAAGACTTTGCACGACTTGGTACGAATGGAGTTATCAAGGTTGAGAATATGCAAGACCTTGAACAGATGCAGGTCACTGAGGTTGGCGCTGGCTCATACAATGATGAGGCAATGGCAAAACAATGGGCGAGTGAAGTCACCTCAGCGTTTGACATCGTTCGTGGTGCACCAACACCGGCGAGCGCAACCGCAACCGCACAGGCGATTGAAGACCGCAACAGTAAGTCAGCGTTCATCCTCATTCGCGACTCAATTGGTTACTTCCTAGAGCGCGTCATTGACCGTCACTACCTGCCACACGTACCAAAAATGATGAAGGAGAATGGCACAGTACGCATCTATGCAGACATTGATAACATCGAAGAACTACGAGAGCGTGTTGCATCATATCTTGCAATGCAAGAAATGGAGAAGCGTGGTATTACCCCAACGGCCGATGAGCTTGAACAGTCGGTTAACTCAATCATGGATAAGATGCGTTCAGACAAGAACATCTTTGTTGACGCAGCCGATGACATCATCGTTTCAATGCTTGACACCAAGATAGCCTTCACAAACGAGAAGATGGACAACGCCATTCTTGGTCGCAATCTCATTGACATGCTTCGGGTGGTACAGCCAGAGATGCACAAGCCAATTGTTGACCAGATATTTGACGCTTTCGGATTGGAACGACCACGCTCAACTGCATTGCCGCAAACGCAAGGTATACTGCCACCAGAGATGACAGCCGCACCAACAGCACAGGGTATGTCCACAGCGGCCAACACGATGCAGGGCGCTGGTGTGGTATAGTATTGCCATGAGTCCAGATGACATTAAGATAACGAAAGAAAACCATCAATTGCTCGCGCTGACCGAAAGGCCAGTGTGGGCGGTTTTTGTAAACATCGTTGACGCCGACATGCAGGCGCTTGATCGTATTAGTAGTCTCATTGTCGAAGGTAAGACACCGGAGGAATTAACTCGTGAGGTGCTGCTTCGTTATCAGACGAGAGAGACGGTCATTAAGTACATCAATGATGCCATTGAGCGAGCCGAAGCAGCGCTACTTGAACAACAAGAGCAAAAATCTGATATAATAAACATCAGAGAATAATTGGTTATCATTCGTCAGACCGCACCACCTCTAGCGGTCTTGTGAAAATGAGACCGATTATAAATAAGGAGAAGCAATTTTTGTATATATGCCAGAAGACAATCCGGTAGCTCCCGTCCCTGCCGAGCCATCGACAGAAGGAAGCACCCATGTTGAAGGAACCACGTTGACCCTCGACCAACTTAACACCGAACTTGGTACTCGTTACCAGACAGTCGAAGCAGCCGTAAAAGGTTTGAAAGAGACTAAGAGTTATGTTGGAAAAGTGGGGCAAGCCAAAGACGCACCTGTTGTGGATGCTGGTCAGTACATTACCAAAGAGCAGTATGAACAGGATATGTTCTACGCTGGTAAGCCAGACCTTGCACCATACAAGGAGATCATCAATGCACGAGCGAAGGAACTTGGAGTCCGTCCCGCTGATGCCATTGCAAGTGATACCGCGCTCAAGACTACCCTAGAAAAGTTACGTGGTTACGATGAAACAGAAAGTGCAAAATCCGTCCTAATGACAAATCAGCGACTAGGACAAGTTACTGACCATTTAGCAAAAGCACAGGAGGCAGTCAGCAAAGGCGATCATCGTACCGCTGAATCAGCCGCCACAAAAGCAGTGCTCGACCTGATGAAGTAATGAGTCTTAGTTGCCACCACCAATATGGCAGGTAACTATGTGAATACCTATGGCGATACTTCTATCCGAGAGGATGTAGTACTCAACGCTGTAGAAATCCTCACCGCAACCGAGACGCAAGTCTCATCAATGCTTGGACGTAGCACCGCGATTGCAACCGTTCACAGCTACTTAACAGACACGCTTCGTACCGCAGCTTCGGCAGCCGTATCAGAAGAAGGTGACTACGCCGCTTCTGGTCAGACTACCCCTAGCCGCAAGACCAACACCGTTGAAATCGTAGCCGTACCACTCAAGGTGTCACGCACCCAACAGGAAGTACAGCACTTTCACGGACAGAGCGAGCTTGAACGACAGACCAATAAGGCTCTCAAAGACTTCGGTAATGCCTTTGAATTTGATCTCGTTCGTTCTACCCTCGTATCGGGTGTCTCAGGTACAGCTCCAAAGATGGAAGGCGTTATTGCTCACATTTCAAAGAGCACCAACACCACTGCGATGAGTTCTGGTACTATCTTTAATGCAACCATCCTCGATGGTCTGCTCAAGAACCAGTGGTCAAACAGCAATGGCGACACCGCAACCGACCTTATCGTTTCTGCTGGTATCAAGCGAACTCTTGACGATTCAGTACAGAAGTCAAACACAGTCATCAATGCTCCAAACGGACAGACTGAGATCGTGAAGATGACTTCTACCTACCGAACTTCATTTGGTACGCTTGCTATCCACGCTCACCGTTACGTTTTCGTCTCTGGTACTGACGCAACCGACCGTGTACTCGGTATCAATCGAAACAAGGGTAATGTTGCTTGGCTCAAGATGCCATACATCGATAACGGCCTAGCTCGTTCCGGTGATTACGACATCAAGGCAGTAGTAGGAAAGGGAACATTCGAGTGTCAAAACGCCGATTCGTTCTTCTTCGCTTCGGGCTTCCTCATCAGCTAATTGACTGACGATAGCTTAACTGCTCCCCCTCTATAGACTTGTGGAGGGGGGACAGAAATAACAAGTCCTGTCCCCCACCCACAAACTGTGTATAACTAACAACTAATCATCATTGCTGGTATATACTGACAATGATGGTAACTAAAAATCGTTCACCAGATTAAATGAGCGACACCAATAACAATCCCAGTCGTAAGAAAACTAGTACGCTGAACTACGTGCTAGTTTTTGTGTTAAGCTAATACTATGAGAGACATAACAAAAAAAAGGATAACAAACATTGTAAAAGCATACCGGCAACTTTTTCCTAAACAGTACGAGCTGGCAGCACAAGGAAACCGCGCCAGAGCGCTAAATCAAAAGACAGACTGGGGTGAAACACTAGAAAGCGGCTCACTTGAGCGTGAGGTGTTGCGTATGCCAACACAGTTGCATACCATTTTATACATGAAACTCACCCCAGAGGAGATACAAGAATTGGAATCACAAAAAGGGCTTATCTGGTTTCAAAGGAATTTCCCCGAGTGGGTACCTAACCGTAAACGAGAATAGTATGTCAAAAATAGCATTTGCAGCCATAGTGAAGGGAACCGATGAAGAAGCGGAGGTGCTGAATAACTTACTATGGACAGTACGACCGCACGTTGATGGGTTGTTCATAACCATTACTCAGCCAAACGAGAGGGTACAAAAAGTGGCAGAGTTGTACGAAGCGACAGTCTCACACTTTGAGTGGTGCAATGATTTTGCGGCCGCTCGCAACTATAACTTTTCACAAGTACCAAAGGAGTACGATTACATCCTGTGGGGTGATGCCGATGATGAGTTTAGCAACCTTGCATTA